AACAATGCCTCTTCTTGCTTGCTATCTTCAATTGTTTCCTCCAACATGCTTTTAGCCACATTGTATGCCTTGAAATCGTTTCTTTTAAGAGCCTCATTCATAATCTCAATGTAGTTTGAAAACTCTTTCTGATATTTATTTTCCTTCATATTATTTTCTTTTATTGTATCTTTAGGTTCTTTCTCTTCTTGATGTATTAATGAATTATATTGTGCTATTGTCATATTACCCAACTTAGCTGTTTTGTTAGCCAATTTTGTATTAGGCGCATTGTATTCCCTCACAATATCAACCATCCATTCTGGGAATGAATATGAACCCTTAATGTCCATTTCCATTCTTTTCATGTCACCAGCGCAAACATATTTGTCATGTGAGTTGATATAATCAATAACATTCATGTGTCCTGCTTCAGCTTCCTCATTTCCACCGTAAGGATATTCTTTAGGAAAAACATATTCATAGTTTTGGAACTTCTCTACACCACCAAGTTTCTCAACTATTTCGTATAGTTTTTCTGAAGAAACCTTGTGCCATGTGGTAATAACCTTCGGAATATCAAATGTTCTTCCCTTAAATGCAGATGTGTTGTTAATTGCATGTCCTATGCCCTCAATGTCATCATCTTCAAAATCTTGACAATTTACTGCTTTACCTAAAATCTTACGTCCAATTTCTTGTGTTAGGTCATAATGACAAATATCTTCACCAGCTACAAATTCCTTTCCACCATCTAATGATGTTTGAAACCAACCAAAAGAAATTCCAGGAGAACTGTCATAATACCAAGACCTAATATATTTGTCTGTAGTATCATCATATTCTGACATCGTATCTGGGTCACCAGCGTAATATTCTAGTATATATTTTTTCATTAAAACATTATTTCTTATAAATATCATTGTCAAATAAAAAGCGTGACATTAGCCACGCTCTTTATTAATCATTCACAACAAATTTATTTAAAGCCTTTATCATCTTATCGAATTCCTCATTAATCATTAATGATTCGCTGTCATATACATCTGCACGTTTATAAGTAGCTTCTTGAGGCTTAAGAGAGTGCTCGTTTAACATTTTCATATATTCATCAAAAACATTCTTCTGTTCGTTAATCAATGGCTTATTTCTATTGATTGATTCCATTGGTGCGTTAGGGTCTGTACCCATATCTGCGGTTGGCATTGAACCTTCGGCTCCAGCAATGTCTCCACCACTGCCATCATCACCAGGTGCTCCTAAACCGTTGAGGTCTCCACCCATGTCACCTTCTCCACCCATAGGTGGTGGAGGGGCTGCGCCACCGCCTCCCATTCCTCCATCATCACCCATGCCGCCTTGACCTTGCTGGTCATCCATGTATTCGGCACCAGGTTCACCGTATATTCTATCAACTGTATCGAATATACCAGTCTTCTTGATGATTTGAGTTGTCTTTTCAAGTTCAGCAGCGATACCCTTCTCAAGACGTATCTCTTCAAGGTTCTCCTTAATTTCTTTTTCTGACCATTTCATAATCTGTTTCAATGCACGAGTCTGAGACATAACTGGAAGACCATTACCTGGGTCACTAACCGCATCCCTAACTGCGTCAATCTTCTTCTGCATATTCTCAATCTCCAATCCTTCAGCTTGAGTTGATGGATTATTCATTGACAATGTAAAGTTATTTAACTCGTCATTGAATCCCAATAGGAACAAGTGAATTGATGCAACCTTAGTCAATTCCATCAAGAATGCTTGCTGAATTCTGTTTACGGTTCTTGTGAAACGAATATCCATAAGGGCAAGGTTCTTACCTTCACCAGCAGCTTCCTCAAAGTTAAGGAATGACTTAGGTATTCTCAATGCTGTCAACACCTTATTCTGTACGAACTTGATGTCATCCAATGCTGTCATGTTTTGAGCAGCAGACAATGTATCAATAGGAGTTGGAGCATTTTCATCACGAACTGGAATGAAAATATCTTGGTCAACTGACAAAATGTTCTTACGAAGGTCAATCTGACCTGTCATTGGGTCAACAATTGGTGTTCTCTTAAATTCATTTGCAATTCTCTCAACGTAAGCTTGCACGTCTGCATCATCAATAGCACCTACGAATATCTTATATACACGTCTTTCAATTGAACGCTCAAGACGATAGATGAGCATCATATCTTCCATAAGTGAAAGCATACGCCAGTGTCTACGTGCCGCATTAAGGTAACTTACACCATAAGGCAAATACAATGAGTTTGTAAGAAGTCTGAAGTGAGCAATCTGCCAGTCACGGAAAGGAATCTGTGAGTTGTTATCATCAAGCCAAATGAACTGTGTGCTCATATCAGCATTATCCTTTGTTATTCCGTTAACGGCAATTGAAGCACCAGCTCCATAAGGATTCTGAATACCATTTTCAATTCTTTCCATATTGAACACTGGCATCTGTTTCCATCCTTTAACACCATTCTTATTATCAACATCCAATAACATAAACTGATTACCATACTTACACATAGCACGGATAATCATCTGACCAGTTAACTGAATATTCAATCTATTCACAAACAAATCCTCAAGAATGCTCTTGATTCTGTCTGACTTTGAATAGACGTTGACAATCATACCTTTATCGTTTGTGATAGTACTTTCCTCAGATACAATGTCCAAGGCAGCACCAATCTCTGGAAAGGCATCCATCAAATCTGCATCACGATACATAAGCTTGACGTTATTCAAGCCAGCATACGCAGTAACAGATAAATTTACGTTTGCCTTAATCCATCTATCCTTTAAATATTTGTTCTGTTGAAGCTCTAGCTTTTTGCTTAGATATTCCTCTTTATCAGAAGTTCTATAAATCACCTCGTTACCAATGTTACTCATATCATAGGTATTTACGTGAGGCGTAACTGTATCTTGAGGATTCCAATTACCAGTTATGGCTTTATCTAGAGCTTGAAACACAGTTCCACTTTTCTTAGCCATTTTTAATCTTTCTATAAAAAATAATTATTCAAATATAAATATCAAGATTAATCACTTTATCTAGTAGTTCCAAATACCCACATACAATTTCCATTAGGTATAGAATCAATCTTGTTTATATTCTTGCTGTTATAGAATGGTAAACCGTTCTGAGGGGTAATTGGACTTCCATAGCTAATTCTTGGCTTGTTCATGTTGATTGCATTTGACATCATATAAGCATTAAGAATTGATTTATCCTTGTTTACTGTATTTTGTATTCTGTTTAATGTAAACTGCATAACGAACAATCCCATTGCCAATGATGTAAGCGTATCATCGTGAGCACCCTCTTGGTGGTCGATTCTAGCATTTTCTCCCTTGAATATCCAAGTCTCAAGCTCATTGATAACCCTAGCTGAACGAATCTTAAATTCATTGTTACGAACTAGACCTGCAAAGTTAGCAAGTACTGGATAACGGTTTCCTTGGAAGTGGAAACCTGGAAGTTTATCTGTATATCCATCATAATTCTTAGTTGACCTCTGAACTGTATACATCTTCTGGTTAGAATCCTCATAGTAAAGATTCTTATATCCCAATTGTAACATTGTCAATATAGCAGCATCACCTTGACCGCCAGTACAATCAACCACAACGAATGCATCGTTATATAATGTGGCATATTGTACGCATAAAGCTCCGATGTCATCACCAAGCTTTTTACCCACATATTCAGCAACTTGCTCAATAATTGGTAGTCCATTTTCATCCCTACCATCCATATCAATTATCTCGATGGCTGTTCTATCGGCAGACACACCTCTTGATGGGTCACATGCAAGAATATAACGGTGTCCTTCGATTGGTTTCTTCCAGAACCAAGTTTCTTCAACCAATGGGTCAGCATAATCAGCAAGTGGCTCTCTTGTGTTAAGTTTCTCTTGCATTTCAATGTACTCAGGTGCAACAACGTTGTCGGCAGAACCCATGAACGATACATCAAGCTCTTGGGCGATTTTCATTGAGTCATTGTTGAACTGCTTACACATTTCATCGTACCAAGGTGCAGATGGCTTCCAACCTTCATGCTCAAGTTTTGCCCATCTTTCTTCATTATATGGTATTCCACCTTCCTCGTCAATAATTGGGTCTTGGTCGAACATCCATTCACCTGTATCCTCATTCTTCTTTTTCCAAACTAGATATTTGTTGAAACGTGGGTCTTGATACCAACGGAACTGAACAGCAACGAAGTTATTCTCCTTGCTAAGTGCTTGTCTATAAGTATTATAGTACAATTCGTCTCTACCATTAGGGGTAGATACCATAACAGTCTTAGAATTTGGGTTAGAAGCCATTGTAGCGGCAGCAGTGGTAAATGCAGCCACACCTTCCTCAATGAACGCAGCCTCGTCAAGAATCAATACTGATACAGCAGAGATACCACGAGAAGCGTTAGGACCAGATGCACGTGCAATGACTCTACAGCCATTGAATAACTTTAGCTCACCTTTTGCGTCTTTTTCAAAAATTGACTTGATATT